ATCGTTTGAAAAGCTATGTCATTACTATGCAGGCACTAAGCTGGAGATTGATTTGTGTGCGGGGATTATCAATAAGCAAAAAGAGCAGTTGATTATTAACGGCATCGAAGCGGGCAGAACCAACGCAGCGCTGGCAAGGCAATTTGGTACGACAGAGCGACAAATACGGCGCATTAAAGAGCGTACTCGCCGTGTGATGTGGGCTAATTTGGATATTTTTGAAAGTTTAGCCTCGTAGAGACGCGACTTATCGCGTCTGATTAATCATTGTGTTGGAGACGCGATAAATCGCGTCTCTACAACCCCGTAGGACTCACTGCCTACGGGTTTTTTTTTGCCCTGTGTTTTAAGCTAACCGCTACCAACCCGCCGAATACGGAACGATTATGGCAGTTAATTTTGATTTTAATTTTTGGACAGTTATGTTGTTTGCGATGAACTTCGCACTCGCGATACTGGTCGCCGTCAGCAATAGCCGCAAGGCGAAAGACAACGAGCTAAAAGAGTTGCAGGTGCGCGTCGCCACCTTAGAGGTGAAGCATGACAATGGCATCAACAAAGCCGACATTATTGCCCTACATCGGCGGTTAGATGAACTGCTCTCAGCGGTAAGGCACATGGAAGGACGCTACGAAGGGGAGAGACGTAGCGAAGGCGGGAGACCTGTATGAACCGTGAACTGTTGCGTTTAAAAATCCTGCAAGTGTTGAAAAAAGAACACGCTTACACCGCCCACCAAGAAACGCTGATTTACGCCCTGAAAAAACTAGGCTTTGTGATTAATCGCGATCAACTGCATGTTGAACTGGCATGGCTGGATAAAAATGCGGATTGCTTGGTTAATCAACTGTGCGGCGGTGTTCACATTGCTACACTGACAGGTACTGGCTTAGAAGTGGTGGAAGGCTTGCAAGAAATCCCTGCCATTGCTAAGCCACGTCCTGAAGAATTGTCATGAGCAAGCGGTCAAAAATTTCCACTGAAGTGCCTGTGGCCATTCGTGAGGAATTGGATGCGCGACTGGTTAAGGCTGGTTTTGCCAATTACCAAGGCTTAACGACGTGGCTGAATCAAGAACTGGCAAAAGAAGGTTTAGAGATTCGCGTCGGCAAATCCTCCACGGCACGTTATGGGCAGGATTTTCAAGCCGAGTTTGAAATGCGAATGAAAGAAACCAATCAATTGTTTCAGATTGCTAAAGTCGCTAAAAGTCAGAATGAAGATGTCGAAGGCTTATTGCGTGAGGTGGCTATTTTGCAGTCGAACGGCAATCTGTTACGGCTGTTGAATGAAGTTAGAAATGCTGAAGAAGATGGTGCTGATATTGATGTGGTTGTCGATTTAAACGTCAAAATAACCAGCGCGTTAGCCAATATGGGGCGGCTGGATATTCAATCGCGCAAGTATCAGGATGAGATACGCAAGCAAGTGCGTACTGAAGCGGCGAAAGAATTGACTGAAGGCTTAAAGAATGACGGCATTAGCCCTGAGGTTGAAGCCTCCATTAAGCGCATTTTGTTGGGCAAATAATGGCAACTGACGAGCTACAAATAGCCGATTACTTCCCCGCGAATGAGCCTGTCTTAATGGGCTACCAAGCCCGCTGGTTTGAGGATGAATCAGAGGTCAAGATTGCTGAGAAGTCGCGCCGTACAGGTTTAACGTGGGCAGAAGCCGCGAGTAATGTCGTCACCGCGTCAAAACCAAAAGCACGAGGTGGCAGTAATGTTTTTTATATCGGCTCTAAAAAAGAAATGGCGTTGGAATACATTGCCGCCGTTGGTTTATTCGCTAAGGCGTTTAATCAGTTGGCAATGGCAGTGGAAGAAGGGCTTTTTCAGGATGAAGACGGCACTAAAGACATTCTTTCGTACACGGTTCGTTTCCCCAATACAGGGTTCAAAATTGCCGCATTGTCCTCACGACCGTCTAACTTACGCGGTATGCAGGGTGATGTTGTCATCGATGAAGCAGGTTTCCAAGATTCGCTCCATGAGATTTTAAAAGCCGCTATCGCCTTGACTATGTGGGGCAATCGCGTCCGCATTATCAGCACCCATAACGGTGTCGATAATGAATTTAATCAAACCATTCAAGATGCCCGTGCAGGGCGCAATGATTACAGTATTCATCGTATTACGCTGGATGATGCCCTAGCCGATGGCTTATTTAAGCGTATCTGTTTTGTGAATAACAAGCCGTGGACGCAAGAAGCCGAAGCGGACTGGCAAGCGAAGTTAATCAAACGATCACCCAGCAAAGAAGCCGCCGATGAAGAGTATTTTTGTATTCCGTCACAATCAGGCGGCGCAGCCTTAAGTCGTGTGCTAATTGAAGCGCGTATGAGTAAGGATTATCCCGTTATACGCCTGTCGAAAGACAACAGTTTTAACGAGTGGTCTGAGCATTTACGCGAAGCCGAAGTGCGTGATTGGTGTACGGAGTTTTTATTGCCTGAGTTACAAAAGCTAGACCCAGCGCGTCGTCATGTATTTGGTGAAGATTTTGGGCGGCTAGGTGATTTGACCGTCATAGATCCAATGGTGATAGAACAGAATCTGGATAGAACCGTGCCGTTTAGCGTGGAATTGCGCAACATACCGTTTCGGCAACAAGAACAAGTGCTGTTTTACATTGTCGATAGGCTACCGAATCTTATCGGTGGTGCGCTGGATGCAGGCGGCAATGGAATGTATTTAGCGGAACAAGCTAGACACCGTTACGGTTCAACACGCATTAAAGAAATTAAATTATCCGAAGGCTGGTATTTAGAGAATATGCCTAAGTTTAAAGGTGCGTTAGAAGATGGCAAGCTCACTATCCCAGCAGATGATGACCAATTACAAGATTTACGCGCCTTGCAGGTGATTAACGGCGTGATTCGTTTGCCCAAAGCTAAGACCCAAACAGGCGAAAATCAACGGCATGGGGATAGTGCGATTAGTAAGGCGTTGGCGTATTTTGCCAGTTTTCTGAGTAATCCAGCAGCGTCCAGTGAGTTTATTGATGCCGATGAGGATACTTATTTACCCAAAGGCATGGCGAATCGCCGCCGTTTAGTTCACAGGAATGATTAATGAAAAATCCCCTCACTTGGTTTATTGAAGCCTTACAAAAAGACCCACTGCCTCAGCCCATGCGCGAGGCGTTATCAGGTATCGGGCAGACGATTGATAATGATGATGCCGATTGGCGACCGCTTTCTGGTGATGCCTTGCGTGATTTACTGCCGATGAATCAACGCCGTATGCAGGACATAGCGGCGTATTTATGGGAATCGAACACGCTGGCAAATCGCTTGATTGAATTGCCGATTGCTTACATTTTAGCCGATGGCGTGAAATTAAAAGCCGATGATGAGATTATTCAAAAACTGTTAAACGACTTCTGGCAACACCCGATTAATAATATGGACATTAAGCTGGTGAAGAAAGTCCGTGAACTCAGTATGTATGGCGAACAGTGTTACCCCACCTTTGTGAATCAATACTCAGGTGCGGTGCGGCTGGGTTATCTTGATCCGTGTTTGATTGCTACGGTGGTGGTTGATCCTGATAACGCAGAACAACCTATCGGCATTATTACCGTATTGACTAAAAAAGGCGTATCGAAACGCTATAAAATCATAGTCAATGGAGCTGAGGAGGAGATGTTCACCCAGCGTACCATTGAGATTCGTGACACGTTTACTGATGGCGACTGCTTCTATTTTAAAATTAATGATTTAGCCAGTGGTCGTCGTGGGCGGTCTGATTTGCTCTCGCAGTTTGATTGGCTAGATTCTTACGATCAGTTCCTATTCGGTGAATTGGATAGAATCCAGTTTTTACGCGCCTTCATGTGGGACGTGACGCTAACGGGTGCAAATCAAGATGAAGTCGATAAAAAAGCCAAGTCGATACGCCCGCCTAAACCAGGTGCAGTGCGTGTACATAATGAGGCTGAAACGTGGAAAGCAGAAAGCCCCCGCATTGAGTCTGCGGATACCGATACCAGCGCGGCGTTGTTTAGAAATCACGTTCTAGGTGGTTCA